ATGAAACTAGCGCCTAAACCACAATATCAGAACGTAACTAAGGTCGATTACCTAACAGTTACTTTTTGCCCTGCTGAAATTCAACGCCTTAAAACAATGGCTAAGTGGCATGTTTCTACGGGTGAATATAAGCATTATCGCGAAGCTTACAACGCTTTAATTTGCTCTGAAATCTTTAGTGAAGATGGTACAGACGACTTTGATTTAGTGAATGAAACTAAACGCACAACTGACCGCTTTTTTACTGAGGAATCAGAAAAAGCCTATAACGATTTATTTGATAACAACACGCGTTATTCAAACAACATGCCTTATGACCAAAAAATGGCCTTATGCAAAGTTGTCGTCAAAAAAACACAGAAATACAAGGTATTAGAAAACCTTATTCAAGGTGAATTACAACATTTCTTAACGCTACTAAATACTGTAGTTGCTAAAGATTCAGACCGAATGAACCCTGACGAACAACCGTGGACTATTCGCCAAAACCAAGGCGGAATGTTTACTTATGACCATTCAGCAACACTTTACCGCCACGGGGTAAATAGCGGATTAGTTGCATGGGGTGCTAATAATGCTGGCTGTATGGTTTCTTTTTCGGGTACTGGTTGTAAAGGTTTAGATTTAAACCTATTGCACAAATTACTTAAACGTATGCCACACGCAAAAATCACGCGTCTTGATATTGCTTATGATGACTATGAGGGTGAAATCGGTGTTGATGAATACTTAAAGCAATATGAAATGGGTCATTTTGCTTTAACTAATCAAATGCCTAACTGGTCATATATTTGCGGTGGTACATACGTATCGCTATCAAAAGAACAACAAGCTGATTTCAAGAAAAAACACGGCTGGCAAAAGAAATATGACTTAGTGCCTAATGCTGGTTCTACGCTTTATGTGGGTTCACGTTCTAACGGCAAGATGTTTAGAGCCTATGAAAAAGGCCGCCAAATGGAATCAACTAACCAACCAAATTGGGTTCGTGCTGAATTAGAGCTACGCGCAACTGACCGCACTATTCCACTTGATGCACTTATCAATACTGATGCTGTATTCGCTGCGGCCTATCCTGCCCTAGCCTTTATTTCCGAAAAACGTCTAGTTATCCAAACCACTAAACGTAAAAAACAAGATTCAAAACTAATTGATATTCGCGCACAACATGACGCCACTGAGCAACGCTTATTTAAATATCACAAGCTTGCATATGGTAAGTGCGTTAACTACATGAAACAGATTTTACAGCTATCAGATAGCGAAATAGTTAAACAGTTAACCAAAGGATTGGCGATTGATGATATGCCAACCAAGTTAAGGCAAACACTCGTTATGCCACCGAATTTTAACCAATCGGAGAACATCCCATGTCATTAAAAGTTGTTTTATTAGGTGCCACTTTAGGCAACGGTATCAGCACAAAATCTGGTACACCAAAACCATATTCAATTGCATCTATTGATTACATTGTACCAGCGAGCAGCTATCACGCTGGTGACCATAACATCGATAAATGTGGCTTTGATAAGAAGTCAGTAAACATGCAGCACAACACTGAACTATTTAACAAAGTTCAAAAACTGTCTGTTCAACATGGTGTTTGTGATGTTGATTTAATTCTATCACCTGACCCAGAAAACCCAGCACGTAACATTGTTACAGATATTACGTTAGCTAAGGACTAATTATGCAATGCGTAACGATTTTACAAGACGGTACATTACAGGCCAGTAATACAACCTGTGATTTTGTAATCGTTACGCAGGAAGAATACCTAAATTTAGGTGTACAAGGATTAGCGAATTTGCTTACTGAGCTATTCGCTTTTGATTTAGCAATATTTGGTTTTGTTTCATCATCACTAGCTGTTGCTTTCATCTCTTTCCATGGTTTAGGACGTGTTGTCCGTGCCATGGGTAAATATTAAACGTAAGGAAATATCACTATGAAAAAATTCATGAAACACGCAAAAACTAAAGCAGCAAAAGCAGGTTTGGTAATTGCATCAGGTCTAGCGGCTGCATCTGCACAGGCTCAGGATTTAACAACAAAAATCACTGAAGCAAGCACTCAAACAGATGCCAACTTAACAACGCTTTACCTAGCTATTTTCGGATTTGCTGTTCTTGGTTTCGGCTTCTGGATGATTATTAGCGCAATGAAGAAAGGCTAATGTTTACGTCTATTTTTCTCTCTGTCGCAGTTTATTACTGCGCCTTTGAGGGATTTAGTTCAGCTATTAGAACTTCTTAACTGGCGGGTTTTCCCGCCTTTTTTATCGGTGATTTATGCGTAAGCTTTTATTAATTCTATCCATTTTATCCAGCCCATTGTTTGCAAGTGATTATAATGATTATGTTGTTGAACACTTAAAATTAAAAAAATATGAGGTTGTACGAGCAAAACTAGAAGAAAGGCCGCTTTATAAATGTATATACGAAATAAAGAATGGTGAAGGTTTAGGTTCTGATGTAGATAAAACACCTGCTGAATGTTCAAACCTCGCTCAAGACGTTTTTAGAGACTATAACGATGACCCTTTTGGGGCGGAATGGATTTTCGATGAAATTGTCAGTGAATTAAGTTGCTCTAGCAATGACGTTGGCTCGGATGGTGCTGGCGTTTACTATTGTGTTATTGGTAAGCGTTACAAAAACCCAAGCACACCAGAAGACTGGATCTATCACTTTAAGACAAAATATTATGATTTTATCTTGAGAATGAATCTCTCTAAATCCGAATTAATAAAGGTGTGTCCACCCACAGAAACATCACCAGCGACTAAAGGACCGATAGCACTTGATAATGAACTATTAACCCAACCTAGTTGGTGTTATGACCAAGCAGACGTCGGTGACCCGTACAGCGAATGCCCTGAACCTAGCCCTGATGATATACAGGTATTTGGTACTGAAGACGGCTTTACTAAGCACTGCTTTAATAACCCAAACGGCACACAATGCCACATTGAAACAGACGAAACAGGTGGTTATACATTACCTCTTCAATACGCATCACAAGAAATTTCAGCGTGTGAAAAATCGAAATCAAATGACTCACCTGACCCCGATAAAACAACAGACCCCGACCCACTGCCAGATGGTGAGGATACAGACAATACTGACCAAACAACTGAACTAGACGCCCTTAATCAAGCAAATGACAACCTTGATGTAATTAACAAAAATATTAATGACGGTAATGTGGCCGTAGCTGAGCGTTTAGAGCAAAACACTGCTGAAACACAAAACAGCAATGAATATTTATCAAGTATAAAAGACAGTTCCTATAACTCGTCTTTAAATTCGACTATTCAAAATTCACTGTTAGAGCAAATATCAGAAAAGCTAGACGGCATTGGATCGGGTGACGGTACAGGTAGCGATACTGGTGATGGTAATGATGACAGCACTGATGAAGATACGCCACCAATTACAGCAACCGCAGAGCGCAAAACTGGTGGGTTAAATGACTTTTTCACGGAAGAAGACAAAGCAACATTGGTTGCTGAGCTTGAGGCTAAAAAACTAGCTTTAACTGATGTTTATACGCAGATTCAGAATGATGTCACTGAGCGTTTCAATTTCAGTAATAGCATTTCTGGTACGTATGAATCACGCAAAATCTCATGGAGAGGACACGAAAAAGAAGTTGGCGCACAGCGTTTGTCTGAGAATCTTTTTAAACAACTTGCGCCAATCGTTTTATTGGTTTGCTCAATCATTGCTTTAGGGATTTTATTATGGGAATGAAGACTAAAACACTCTTACTTGTAATGCTTTTTTTGCCACTGTTCGCACTAGCCGATACTTACACAGGCGAGCAAGGTGTTGCGCAAATGCAGGGGGATTTTATTACTGATTTATGGACTTATTTTGAATCAGATGTACCTAACTTTATTCAGCGTATGTACTCGTATTACATTGAATATATAACCATAGCTTACATAGCTGTAAAAATTGAAATGGTTAAGCTTTCATGGTCTGTTGCCGAACGTATTTTAGAAAACTACGACATAGCAAGCCGCATAATTTCACAGGCTGAGTCATTACCTCAGGACGTTAAAGCAATGCTTATTGATATTCGTTTTTTTGATGGTCTTAATTTTATTATTCAAGCGGGTGTTGCTCGTTTTGTTATGAGGTTTATGTAATGGCAGCGTCAATATTCCATGGCCCCCCTGGTTCGTTTAAATCAGCCACCGCTACATGGTTCGAAATCATTCCAGCCCTTCGCAAAGGTCGCCTTGTAATCACTAACATTGAGGGTATTTATCCGCTCGAAGAAATTGAAATTGCACTACAGGAAGAATTTCCAGAAACAGCGCAATTATGGCGTTTATCATCACAGAATGAAGACGGCTTAAACCTTTGGCGAAATTGGTTTTGCTGGGCGCCTGTAGGTGCATTAATTCTTATTGATGAGGTCCAAGACGTTTACCCAACTGAGCGCACATTTAAGCCTGAGATTGAATGTGTCTATAAACACATATCAACGTTTAAAGATCTATTACCTTCGCATTGGTACGACTATCACATAGAAAAGCTAGACAGCATAAAACCAGAACAGCTTTCATCAGCAGATATTGATGATACAGGACGGGAGTTATTTAACGAACATGGCCACATTATATACCCTAAAAACCTCAAAGAAGCCTACATGCGACACCGTAAATACAACTGGGATATTGTCGTCGCAACCCCTGACATTACAAGCGTTCACAAGTACATCAGAAACGTCTCAGAAGAAGCCTATTGCCATAAATACTTCTCAGGACTCAGCTGGATACCTTACTTCTACCGACGTCCGAGAATCCACCTCCACCCAGCAAAGCTCGACGGTAAAACAATCACAAAAGGTGACGCAACAAATTGGAAGAAAGTCCCGCTTGACGTCCACAAATGCTACAAATCAACCGCAACGGGCGCTATTACAGCGGGACGCGGTAAAAATATCGCAAGTCTTCCTCTCGCCATTATGGGTGGTGCGATACTCGTTTGGGTCATTGCTGCAATTGTTTTTCTATCCAATGGTGATGATGGTAAAACCGTATCTCAAAACACCAATTCGAATAGTGTTAAAACTACTCAAAAAGCTGCTAGTTCTTCTAGTAGTAATGCTAGTGTTCAGACTAGTGATAGCAGCATTCATATTCTAGAACTGCCTTATAACGCAACAAAAATGTATGTTTCAGGTGTGGTTGTAAAACAAGATGGTGCAGCATTATCGAGGCATATCATATTTACATTAGAGACACCCGATTATGGCGAATTATCACTTAACAATGTTGATTTGCTTGAAATGGGTTACACAACAAGGTTTAGAGGTTCTTGTAATGTAACAATCTATCAAGGGCAGTCTGAATACACAGCGTTTTGTAATCCAGTTCGATACCAACCTCCACAACAAGATAATTATGATTCTGAGCCAAGCGAAGCCTGAGCGTAGCGAAGAATCATAGTTTAACTCTTTTGGGGTTATTAGGGGCTTGTCCCTGATGCAAAACCAACATGCGAATAACAATACCCGTACATCAAATCAACAAGGGCAAAACACGCTATATTTGTATAAATATGGCTCGTTCGCCCCTTGCTAAACCAAAATAATGTTTAATTTAACGCTGATGCATCAGCACTCCCCCCTAATACTAATAGGGGGGGAGCAAAAATTTAACCGCATATGCACTTATACACATTACAAATGTTTACAGACTGAGATTGTATACAAAAATGTTAGATTATTTACTCAAGACCTTAACCACTGAAATATAAGGAGTTAGACAATGGTTAAGGTAGACTTTCAAAGTCAATTCTACTCACTATTCGGTTTAGACTACGAACTTGCATCTAAAAAGCTTGGTAAATCTCCAAGGCAAATAAGGCGTTATATTGAAACTGGTCGTGTATGCCCTACGGTAAAAATTCTTGTAGATATTATGTATCGGGGATATTTACCCAATTCAAATGGCTGGCAAGATGCATTTATCGATAAAGATGGTGTTATGCACTCTCCTTACGGCAAAGTTACATCAGGTGATTTAACCTACGTACACAATTATAAATGGGCAGCACATAGAGCAACTGAACAACTTAAAAATGCTAGAAAAAGGATCTCTGAATTAGAACAACTCTCAAACAGTGATGAAATCCAAGATGCACTTTTAGATATTGTTGCTAAATTAGCTAGAAAAACTGGTTAGAATACTTTAAGTTAGGTGCATGCTTACCTAACTTATTTTGCATTTAAATGGATTTATTAATATTTTCGGTTAGTTCACTTTTACAGCTTTACACTGATTCAGTACATGATCATTTCACTGATATTTACGGTGCTGAAATGAAGACAAAGACCGTTCAATACCAAGGTCATAATATTTCTTATTCATACCATCTTTGGAAGTTAAAATCGGATTCAGTTTGTGCTAATAAAAAGCAAGATTTTACTAATTATTCTAGCTGTACCGTCAGTGCACAGTCTCTCTTCAATGATATTTGCCAGCATCTTGAAATGAACCCTAAGCAAGGTTGGCGTTATACAAAAACTAAGAACATGTACTGTAATGCATCATTAAATTATAAGCCCGTAATAGCACAGGTTTCATTTTCTACCGGTCAGGATAATAAGGAACTTGAGAAAGCATGTAGCACCGCAATTTTGAGATACATGCAAACAAATCATGATAAAGACAAAAATATACGGGATGAGGTTTGTGCTAAGGCTAAAAAATCACGATAA